CGCCCTGTAATCGCGTAAATCCTTTACCGTCATCCGTCATTCCCCCGTCAAATAGTTTTTGCCGAACACCTTGATAAAATCGTCCACAGTGGCGTTCTGTTCCTCCATCCATGTTCTTTGCGCCATACGATGAAGCAGGATCTGTGTGCCTTTGTCCCGATGGGCGGCGTGTTTACCTGTTCTGTGGCACTCAGCACAAAGGTAAACCACAAGTCCATACTTTTCGGAGAGACGGCGGTTTGCCGTCCCCCCGATCAGATGGTGCCGTTCCAAGCGGTCTGTCGTTCTGCCGCATAAAAAGCATTCACGATACATTTTTCAATTTCTCCCAGGATTCTTCGGTCAGCATAATAAACTGCCCGTCCCTGTAAACGATGCCGTATTCATCCCGTACCGCGTCCACGACTTCCTTAAATGTCGTGTAGTCTTCAAGCATCATATCGGCGTGTTTCACAAGCCACCGGAGTGCGTCAGCAATGCTTTCGCGCTTCCAACCGCGCTTGTCGCCGAGGAACTGGATGATTTGAAACAAGTTAACCTTGATCGCCACTGCGATGCCTTCATCACGCCCTGCCTTCATACCTTCATCGTAGGCGTCCTGTATTTCCTTGACGTACTTTTTCTTTGCCTTCCACGCGTCCATCAAAAGCCAATCCTTTCTTTCATTTCCTGCAAAAGGTCTTCGTCCACAGGGACCGGTTCCAACCGCGTCATACACGGCTTATTTTTTACACAGTTGTTGTCTATGCAAAGGTCCAGTAAAATGCAGTTTTTGCACTGTTCCGGTACCGTCATTTTGTTTCCTCCGTCAGCATTCCACGCATTGGAAAGCTTGTCTTCCATGGCGCTATTTGTAACGCTATAACTATAGCCCTCATTACCTGTCGTTGCAATTTGATGAGGACCAAGATGATCAATTTTAATAACTTGTTTTGAATCAGTCTTTGAACACGGATTATCATCCATCCTCCTGCACCTCCTCTCCAAGCCATTTTAATTGACAAGGAAAGCATGATCCCCTGCATGTCTTCAGCGGATCCGATCTGCATGGAAGGCATGGCCTTTCCGGGTGAAAATAATATGCCAACTCCTCGTCGGTCATCTGCCGGATCTTATCGCCGTTCGTCATCGTCCTGCACCTCCTCTAAGTAGGTTTTGTCAAGTTCGATCATAATCCTTTTCTTTCATAAATCTTCTTGTTTTAGCCTTATTGACATCATCACAAGACTTCTTTTTGAAGTGTGTCATACCGCATTTTAGACACGTTATAGACCCATCACCAAAAACATCTTTGCAGACGTCAGAGCTTCCGCAAAAAATACAATCATCCATCCTCCTGCACCTCCTCTCCAAGCCATGCCGCAACGCACACCTTACAGTTGTGCTGACACTCTTCTCGCCCACCTCCCAATTCTGAGAGGAGGCAGCATGTGATCGAGCACATGTTGAGTAAGACATTCGCCAACTCCTCGTTATTAAGCTGCCGGAACTCATCGCCGTTTGTCATCTTTCTCCCTCCTTGTCAATTCCGAATGTGTTTCTTACGGCAGCATCTGGTGTAAACCAGGGGCACTCTGCTGCCTTGCATCCGGCGTCCGAAATCTTAACCAGCGGGCACCTCTCACCCGTGCAGCCGTTAGGGTTCTTCATACCGTCATCACCTCATGCAGTTTTTTTATTCTGGGAACCTCACTTTCGTCACGGCAATCGGGAATTCTTCAATTTCCGATGCCCACACAGGCGTACATCCGGCACGGCTGAACACCAACGGGAAGCCCGCGATGCCATCGAAAAGGCTTGCCATCGTCATGGGGCGTTCGTACTGGGCGCAAATCCGCCGCGCAAGCCACGCCCAAAACGGAAGGGCAATACTGTTGCCGAGAGCCTTGTATCGCGGGGAATCGGCGCATTTATGGGTTTTACCCTTGCTGTCCGTCCAATCCCCGATAAAAGTCCAATGGTCGGGGAATCCCTGTAAACGTTCGCATTCAAGCGGAGTGAGGCGGCGGACGGCGTTGTTCGTATTGCAGAGGTTTGCCTCCATACTACCGCCCCCGGCAGGAGTTCGCACGGTCGCGCCGATCTCGCTTTCTTTCAAGTATCCATGCCCTGTGTTTTGAAAGCATTCTGCGGAATGTTTTTCAGATACAACAAGCGGAGTATCGCCTCTGATGCCGACATTCTGATCTCTCGTTAAGGTGCCTACAGTTTCGCTTCTGTATCCGTGATGTTGATACACATCCATCAACAAAATTGCCGTATAATCCGTTATGCGGTTCTCATGATCGCCCGTAATCGTTGGAACAGTCTTTCCATCTCCATTTTCTCTTGCATCCAGTGCAATAGCAGATGAAGAACCGGGTTGCACTACAAGCGGCGTATTATTGTCTCCCGTTCCATACGCAGCTAGGACTGTCTTGCACACATCGCCAAAAGGCTCATAATTATGCCCATCATGCACAACTGCAATATCGCCATTCGTACAGACCGCGTGGTGTTCCGTTCCGTTTAGCGTGAACATCACATCAGATTCTCCCCATCCATATCCTTTATGGCTTTCTCTTGCACCGTTGCCTTCTATTGGGATTGCCGTTCCAGCGCAATCCGAAGTTGTTCCGGCAACGCTTTCCCGCGTTTGTTCGCCCTGTTCAAAATCCCCTGACAAGCCTTTGCGCTCAAACAGTATTTCGGGTGCGGACATACCTCCAAAATCTGCGACAAGCGCGATACGTTTTCTTCGCTGGGGAACTCCCCAAAACTGCGCGTCGTGTACTCGCCAAGCAACAGACCATCTTCCGCCCATTCCATGCAAACACCCGGATTTTGCCCATCTGCCTTTCTCAGGCATAGGCACATCGGGGCAGTCCGGTTCGACAATACGGACGATTTCCGTGAGGACGGCTTGGAAGTCTTTTCCGCCTTTACTGCTGAAGGCGCCGGGGACGTTTTCCCACACCATGTATCGGGGTCGAATAAACTGACCTGTCCTTCCATTGGTTCGCACATCATGATCTCTCATCTCCTTCACGATTCTGATCTGTTCCATAAACAGACCGCTTCTTTCGCCGTCAAGTCCGGCGCGTTTGCCCGCAACAGACAAATCCTGGCACGGACTCCCGCCCGTTATAATATCCACGGTTTCCACCGCATCACCACGAATCTTGGTTATGTCACCGTAATGCCTCATAACTCTTCCTCATCATCAAAAAATTCAAAATAATCCAAAATATCCTCCCACTGATCGTAATCCTCCGGATGGCAATTTTCCCACCGTGCGCAGACGATGATCAGCAGCACGGTGATCGCCGCCGCGACCAGCAGTGCGGAGACACACAATATCGTCACAGGGTTCATTCGTCGGTTCCTTTCTGCCGAAACGGCACAATTTTCGTGGATTCGTGGACGATATCAAGTCCCGTGTGCGCCGCAAGAAATTCGGCGTATTTGCGTCCGCCAAGGATCTGCAAAAGAATAGCTCCAATCGTTTCCACGGCACCGTCATGTTTTCCAAGCTCACAGTATTCGCGCGGATCGTTTGTATCGCGGGCGATTTTCACAGCTTGGTCACGGTGCCAGTCGTGCATTTCCGTCAGCATCTGCACAAGATTCTGCCTGTTTTTGGTCTTCATCCCATTACCTCCTCAATTGCAACAAGTACGTGCGTTTTGTCGCCTCCCAAAAAACTGTCGGAAAACCCCCTCACGTATTGTCTGTTATCATTTTTAAGTTTTCCGTAACGTACCAACGCATCAAGTATGAATTTCTTTGCGAACGCAATGTTGTCCAAGTCCCGTTTTTCATTTTCTTCTATCCAAGTAAACTGGATCACGACCGGCTTTGTAAAGCGCGGCAGCTTTGTCAAAAACCACGCGATCCTGTCCTCGTATTCTCTTTTCATCCGGGCGCCTTTATACGCGCTTGAACGACAGGCGGCAACATATTCATTGAGGGACGGCAATTTCATGTCAATATCTACAATCATGCGCAGTCCTCCATCAGGAAATCTGTGATGTCCAAGCCGAAAAATTTTGCGACTTTTCGCAGATTTTTAAGAGACGGACCAACGCCGCGATAGACCCAGTGATTGATCAATCCGGAATCGATTCCGGACTCCTGAGCAAACCGCCGGATGCCGTGATCCTTGATCAGACGCACCGCGAGGTCGCCATCGATGCGGATTGGCGGCTCGTC